ATTTCTTCCGACGCTTCGAGTGCTCGAGTGCCTTCTCCTGACCTTGAGGGACGGCGGGGGCCCGGCCGCCCCCGCCTGACCCCGCCGCCGGAGCCGATGCCGGATGCCGCGGAGGTCGAGGACCTCGACGCCCTCGAGGGCGACGACCTCGTGGCCGCGGTCCAAGACGGCCGCCTCGAGCTGACGCCCGCGGTCGCGGTGCGCCTCAATCAGGCGTGGCGCGATGTCGTGCAATTCGACGACGAGGGCTCGAAACGGCTCGCGCGGCAGATCACGGCCATCCTCCGCCGGGCGAAGCACCATCAGCTCCATGCCGGGTGTCAACGCACCATCGTCGACGTCCCGATGTTGCCGAACAAGGTCTTCGTCCGCATCAACGAGCGCGTCTACTACGGCACGATGGAGGTCTGGGAATGCGAGGCACGCACCATCTTGGAGCTCGTCCACCGCGCCCGACTCGTCGAGGCCGCCCGCCTGGATGACAAGGGCGGCGGCGGCTTTCTCGACTTGGATTCCCCGCTCGCGGAGCGGGCGCGGGCGATTCAACGCGCATGATCGCCAAGGGCCCCGCCGCCCGGAACGGGACGCCGCAGTTTTCCGGCCAGCTCGTCAAGGTGACGGGCGAGGGCGAGCATGTTACGATTGCCTTTACGGCCGCGACGCCGGCGGATCTCGAGTCGGCTCTAGCCGCCGCCGGCACCGCGGTCGTACACCGCCTACAAGCGAACAACGCCGCCGTGCTCGACGCCGGGGCGCATTTCGAGGAGCGGCAACGCCAAGTGTACGCCAACGCCGTGGCGCAACTCCGCCGCGAGTTTGGCATGCCTGACCCGCCCGCGGAGGAGGACGCGACCCGTGCCGACCATCCCGCCGGGGCGGTACACGCGCCAGAAAATCCGTGACCTCGCGTTGAATCGCGCGGGCAACCGCGCGCTCGACGCCGACGCCGCCGACTTTCTCGCCCAACACCTCTTCGAGCTCTACACGCTCGCCGACTGGCCGTTTCTCTACTGGGTGAGCGAGGTGACGTTTTCGGGCGAGAATTTCGACTTGCCCGACGACTACATCACGCCGCAAGACGATCACGGCCTCCGGGTCCTCGCGGTGGACGGGCAACCGCGCGTGGATGCGTTCGTCACGGAAGTCGCCCACGAGACGTTTGCGAGCCTGCGGGCGGGCGGCGCCACGGGCGTGCCGCCGGTCTACTTCACCGTCGTCCGGAGCGTCGGGCAGATCGGCGTCTGGCCGAATCCCGCGGGGCATCAAGTCACCGTCCGGTTGCGGTATCGGCGCCTCCCGCCCGAGCCGCTCCCGGCGGACGAGCCGAGCGACATCCCGGTCTTCCCGTATCACAACTACCTCGTGCAGGCGGTCTACGTGTTTGCGCTCGAGCACGAGCGCGACAGCCGCGCGCTGCAGGAGGCCGGCGTGCGCGACAATCTCTTGGCGATGATCCGCCGGGGCGCCTCGCCCCTGCGCTCGCAACGCGCCGACATTCCCTTAGACCCGCTCGTCTTTGGGCGGCCGTTTCGAGGCGACTAGATGCCGGGGGCCGCCGACCGCGAGACGCCGATTCCCGTCCGTCGGTTCCAGGGCACCATGCTGGCGCTCGACCCGGCGTTCGTTGCGCCGGGCTTCCTCACGCACTGCAACAACTGGGTGCCCGATCCGACGTACGTGCTGACGAAACGCCTCGGGTCGACGTCCTGGCAAACGATGCCGGGCGGCACACGCGTCGACCCGCTGGTCTACGTCACCGGCTCCGACGGCAAGCGCTATCTCTACGCCCTCGCCGCGCCCGTGAGCGGCCCGACGCCCGGGTCGGCCCTCTACGTGTCGGTCGATGATGGCGCGTTCACCGCGGTGGCGAACGGCGTCTTTCCGAATGCGAATCCGCGCCATGGCGTCGCCGTCCTTGGCGACCTCGTGTTTTTCGGCAACGATACCGACCCGATCAAGCAGGTCCCGCTCGGCGGCACGGCCATCGACCTCGTGCAGCTCGGCGTCGCCGACGATACCGGCGAAAGCGGCACGTTCGTGGACGATGCCAACAGTAACCTCCTCGCTGGCACGTACTCGTATCGGTGGGGCATCTACTCGACTACGACGCAACGGTGGACGAAGCTCGGCACCGTCAAGGCCAAGACGACGCCCGGGACGAGCCGCGTCCGCCTTGTCTTCCGGGCGCCGACCGGCGGCCTCGCGGCGGGCGAGCTCTGGCACCTCTTCGTCGCCGGCGTCGATCAGATGATCGAGGGCGCGCACGATCAGACGCCGAACGGCCTCCCCGTGTCGACGGGGGCCGACCAGTTCTCGCTCTATGATGACCCCTCGATTGACGGTGAGCCGGTGCCGTGTCCGAGCACCGTCACGCGCCGCGGCTCGCATCTCGTCGCGCATCGCGGATGCTTGTGGGGCGCTGGCGGCGTCGGCACGGCGGCGCAGCGCGCGTGGAGCTCGAGCGTCATCATCCCCGGCCTCGAGCAGGTGACGTTCAATCAAGGCGCGTTTTTCCCGGCGGGCGCGTTGACGCGCGATCTCGGCGACCCCGTGACGGGCCTCGCCGTCGTGCCGCAATCGTCGGGCAACATGCAGCCGAATGCGCCACTCGCCATCTTCACGGCGTTTCAGACGTGGCTCTTTCAAGGCGACATGATCGGCGATCCGGGCGCGTCGCTCACGCAGATGTCGGCGGAGGTCGGGTGTCCAAGCGACCGGACGATCGTGGCGACGCCGGTCGGCGTCATCTTTTGCGGCAAGCGGAGCGTGTATCTCCTCTCGCCGGCGGCCGCGGAGCCGCGCGACATCGGGTGGCCGATTGAGAATGCCATCCGCGCCATCCCAGCGGCGGGGCGTCCCGTGTGCTGGGCGGTCTTTCACCGCGGCTTCTACAAGCTCGCCCTCGTCGAGCCGGGCAACGTCGAGCCGACACAACAATGGTGGCTCGATCTCCGCCGCGGGCTCGGCGATCCGCCGGCTTGGTGGGGGCCGCATACCACGCCGGCCTACACGGCGAGCACGCGGGCACCGAATCATCCCGACGAGGACGACCGGCAATGGGCTACCCTCGGGTCGTCGGCGCCGGCGTTTGTCCTCATTCTCGATCAAGCCGAGCGACATATCGAGGACGGCGTGCCGCCCGTGCCCATCGTGTCCCGCTGGCGGAGTGCCGCGCTCGATGGCGGCGGGCCGCTCGTGCCCAAGCTCGCGAAACGCGTGCGCGTCGTCGCCAAGGTCGATACGCCGACGTTTTTGAACGTCACCGTGTCGGGGGATGAAGCGATATCGGCAACCGGGATCCTCCCGCTTGGCGCGTCGGCCGGTGGCATCTGGAATGTGAGCGACTGGGACGCCGCGGATTGGGTCGTCTCGGCGCAAGTGCTGGCGGAATGGGAGGTGCCCGTGCCCGAGATTCGCGCCCGCGCCTTTCAGGTGAGCATGTCGCATACCGACGCCGTCAAGTGTGACCTCCGCGATCTCGAGCTGCGCGTACAGCCGTCGGCGAGGGAAACCCGCTAATGGGCGTCATCCAGCGGCCCGCGAAAGAGGGCAACGCGACCACGTATCAAGGGAAGGTCGCGCAGGGCTTCACCAAGATCCTCGCCTCCGAGGTCGACGCCGACCTCGACCGGATCTACGCGGCGTGGAACGGCGGGGCCGACACCGTGAACATCGGCAAGGACGCGATCACGAGCGACAAGATCGCCCCCGGGGCGGTCGGCTCGCGCGAGCTGCAAGACGGCGGCGTCAAGACGATTGACCTCGGCGACTTGCAGGTGACGACGATCAAGCTCGCCGACGCCAACGTGACGGGCGCCAAGATCGCGAACGCGCCGAATGGCGTCGGGACCAACAATCTGAACGACGGCGCCGTGACGCTCGCGAAGCTCGGGACGAGCGCCAAGACGCTTGGCGGCGATCTCTCGGGCACCATCGACGCCGCCGTCGTGCTCAAGAGCACCGGCAATTTCGATGCCGGCGGGCAGATGACCTTCAAGGGCACGGCGCCCGGCACGATCACCGGCGCGCTCAACT